GTTGCCAATGCCGGACCTGAATGCAGGCGGATTATCACCAGCCATCACGTTGAGGACGTCAACGGTTGGATCGGTGACATCCCATGAAGTAATGTTCACGAGCAGGAGATAGTCAGATACGCCATCGACCGCAAAATTGCAGGTCGAGCCGTTCCCTAAAATGGTCGTCCAAGCAGCGGTCATCCTGCCCCAGTCGTTTTGGCTGTCCATACTGACCGGGGTCATGGTCGTATAAGTGGCCGATGCCGCCCCGAGGAGCAGCATCATGGCCAAGAGAAGTATTGGAAGGAATTTCTTCATCTGTATCACCTCTAAGAGAAATTGCAGGTCATGACACCCAGATAGTCAGGCTGCACCACTTTTGCGCCATACAGATTATGACCTCTGACGATATCCGCAAACTGTTTCTGGTGGCGGATAGTCTCCACAATTCCCATCTGATCGGCGAAGCCAATGGCCTCACTGGTGCCGAACATCACCTTATATTTTGTCCCCGATGTGTTTGGCACGTTATGGGATACCAGGATGTCAAATCCGGCCAGGTTCCCTATTCTGCCGGTCATGGTGGCAGAGGTTCCCAGAGCGGGAGCTGAAGATCCGGACTGATGCAGTTCTTTGACCACCAATGCTTCCATCGCAGGGGGTATGATCATCCATCTGCCATTGGTGGGAACCAGGCTGTCAGATAGCTTCCTGCCGCAGTCTACCATCAGGTTAAAGACGTTGCTGGCGTCTCCCGCAGTGGTTACGGGTGTCTTGGGGGAGGCATCTGATCCAACGAGGTTTGCAGAGCTGGCGTCTGTGTAGAGGCTGGCCACGAATTGGTCGATCGCATCCTTCATCCTGTATCCAGCCTTCTGCATCATGGGGCTCATGAACTCCCCTGCAGCCTGCTTCTTCTGCTTGTCTGTGATCAGGAACCGGAAAGCCTTGTCCTCCGTGATCTCAAGCAGAGTCTCAGCATCAGTCGGGGCGCTTGCATCGGCCATATCGGTCCCATCGGTATAATCTATGATATCGACATCACCGACTCCGATTATATGGACCGTGTCTCCTCGCTGGCTGATCTCTCCGCTCCATTTGTTATTCACCACATTCGGCTGGGCGTAAACCAGGTTCTTCCGTGCAAAATCAAGAACCATAGAAGCCCAGAACTCCGGGATAAATGCGCTAACCATAACTTAACCCTCAATGACCCTACCTTCATCCATCGCCAGCAGGATCTCATCTTTGAATTTGATATGATCTGCGGAGGACATCTTGGCGATCTCAGATGCCTTCCAGATTCGTTTGGCCGGATTTTCCGGCACACCATTGTTTCCCGCGCCCTGGGCCGCTTGCGGTGGACCAGGTGGCTGCTGTTGATTCCCTTGCTGAGCAGGTGTCTCGATTGTGAGTAGCTTGAGTTCGATAAGCTGCTCCACACTAGTTTGAATTTCCTCGCGAGTCTTCCCCGCGATATTGAGGTGCTGAAGAAGAAGCGGTATCTGCTTTGACGATACGCCCGCCGTCATCAGCGCCTCCATTTTTGCAATCTTCAGGTCTGCCCCGGAAAGTGTCTCCCCTGTCGGTGATGCTGGAGTCTTAGCCTTCTTCTGAGCGGCTACGAAGTCCTTGAGGCCGCCAGGTGAAAGGCCAAGCTCCTTCTCGATTGCCCCCATTTTTTCAGCGAAGCGTTGGTTAAATTGCTCCTGGTTCATGATGAAATGTTGTGGGGGCTGTGGACTGTTCCCCGGCTGTGCCGATGGTATCTGGTTATTCCCGCCTTCTGGTTGTTCTGCCGGTAGCGTGCCGGCTGGTGGTACTATTGGGTCTGTCATAAAAATCTCCCTCCGATTATGCCCGGAGTAAGCCGATGATTAGGAATTGGGTTCTTCAGGAAGAGCCGTCAGGATCTCTATTCACTTGTGACTTGATCCTGGCGATTTCCTTCTGTAGTGGGCTTTCGGGATCGTCACTCATCTCAAAGTCCTGAGCAGTGGCCACAGCAGTCTCCAGGCTCATGAATCCACCGGCGTAGGCAGTTGACACGAACAGTATCGTTGCCGCTTGATCTTTTGGCAGGCCGTTCCGGATGTCAACCGTGATCTTTTCGATATCAATAGGATTGCCGATGAGCTGATTGTAGTGGGCCTCGACTTTCGGGATAGCCTTCTTGAGGGCTTTTGCGAAGCGCTTCACCCTGGAGAGAGTGGGCTGCAGCTTCAGAGCAAGGGCCGTCCCGCTTTCGGCCTTGTTGGCCTCCTCAACCTTGACCAGGTCCAGCATATAGAGGAGTTGGTTCATGCAGCCTTCAATCTCAGCTTCTACATGTTCCATGCTACCAACGTCTGGATGAACGAACTTCGGGTCAGATCCACTATCTTCCTTGTTGAAAGGCATGTCTAACCGAACGTCCCATGTTCCTTTTGCAAAATCGAAATGGTTGGGTGCCCCAGAGAACACCGGCCGTGAATACTTCCTCAGCAACTCGAATCTATCAGCGAACGCCCTATCTAGGGCCTCGATCAGAGAGGCGACCGATGGCGTATAGTCAGATCTGCCATATCTTATGTCAGTGGAGAGGGCATTGTCTACCCGAACGATCAGGATATCATCAATGCCAGTGATCTGCTTGCCCTCGGCATCAACCATCAGGCCAGCGTAGGCCGAGAAAGCCTTGAGATCTTGCCTATCGCCCAGCTTGCCTTCTTTAAGCTCATATATGAGATGCTGGATGTAGCCTTTGCCATGGATAGTGAGCTTGAGGTACTCCGTCTTTTCGACTGTGAACTTGTGGAAAAATACGTACTCTGAGACCTTGCGGATATTACCTGGAGCGTTTACGAGGTAGCAGTTCTCAGGGTTCTGGGCGAAAATACCGTCTTCAGTAGGCTCATAGAGGCCGAAGCCGTAACGACTGACATCAATGAGCACTTCCTCATCGGGACGCTCGTCTACCAGGTCCTCGCCGTCCAGCTCAACATCTGGATCGTCACCGATGCAGAGATTGATATAATTCGTTGTGGCCTTCTCACCCCAACCAAGGATTATAGCGACCTTCTTATCGTCGTCTGCTTTGTCTCGCAGATAAGCGGCATACTTCTCGAAGACCTCATGCTGATTGCTGTAGATCTGACGATTGAAAGCATGTTCTTTGAGCCTGTTGGCCTCGTCGGGATCTTCAGGCGGCCATGCCTTGCCCGTGGCTATCCAGGATAGGTCAGTGAGTGTCATCTTCGATTCTTCCAAACTCTGCAATCGCCTTGGCTCGATTGGCTAGTACTTTCTGATAGCAGTCCTGGCAAGCCTCGGCCCCGTAAATGTTATCCTGACCGGGCTCGCTCTGGCCGATGAAGGGGCGGAACTCCAGAGCCTTTATGGGCACTGGCTTCTGCTTGAGATTGGATAGGTTACGGCCACAAATTATGCAGATCATAGCTTGCCACCCCTCAGGATCTCTTCGCCGTACCAAACGGCCTGGGCTAAGCTGATCAGGAGGTCGTCGTTTTCTCCTTCCTCTGCCTCGAATTTTGAATATCCATTCTCTTTCAGTTCAGCCTTGAAGGCGAGCATCTCGCGCTCCATTTGAGGCCAAAGAGGCTGGCCGGGGTTTACTCGCACTTTTCCGGCATCAAACGCCCCCAAGAACTTGCCAACGAGCCTGGGTTTTCCAACATGGATATGAGAGCCTTCTCGCTTGCAGATGTTACCTTTTGTGAAAGTTATAGCATGGTGCCTGATGCCTTTGGCCTTGAACATGTCAGACACTGCGACACCGACGCCGGTCGCGTCCATCACGAACTTAGGCGGCTCGGATTCGTTGAATTGCTTCATCTTTAGAATCCCAATCACCCAATCGACCATGTCGGGATAGTCCAGGCCTTGCTTCCGGGCAATAGTCACGACATCGTACTGGAAGCGCTTCTTTGTCGCAACGTACTGCATATCGACTGCCGAGAGAGCGCACCAGTCCCGGAGTTTTGCGGGATCGAGCGAAATAATATAAGTCATACCTCAATAATTTCCACGTTATCACTTATTGCTTTCAGAATCGATGCATGACTAATGAGTTGTGTCTCGCTCGCCACAAACTCGCCCTCGTACTCCTGTGAGTAGACGTAGGGCCCGAGCTCTTCTTTCTCTTCAGCCAGGAAGGCTGCAGATATCCTAGAGCATTCAGAAGCTACCACCTTCAGCCGGAGCCATGCAGTGCTGTTGCCATTTGCGACCTTGTAAAAATGGCCCCTCTGTCCGAACGGTGTCGAGGCCAGGACGAACTTGCAATCTGGGTATGTGGCCATCATAGGCCGAATGGCCTGATAGAGCTGGTCCGAGCACTGCGAGCTCTCATCCTCTATGATGACATCTGGCCTGGAGAAGCCCCGGATGGTTTTGCCTTTCGTGCCTCCCGGAAGGCACACAATCCGTGAGCCATTGTCCCATTTCATCCTCAGCTTTGTTCTCTCCAAGAGCTTAGGAGGATGTGACATCTGATCTATGTGCTCCTGGACCTTCTCGAAGTCTTCACGACTTTGAGTTAGAGCAGGTGCTATGATCAGGCTGAGGCTACCGGGCCGGAATTGGGCCGTGTGAGCACAGACCAGGGAGGACATGAGGCTCTTGCCGCCCTGGCGATGGATATTGAGACAGATCCGCTTCTTCGGACTGTCCAGCATCGTGATCTGCCAGTTGTCGAGCTTCAGGCCAAACTCGTCTTCAACCCAGATGCTTGGGACTTCTGCGTAAATGTCATTGATCAGCTGCAGCTTTTCGTTCTGCTCTTCTACGGGCGAGAGACTCCAGCCGCTCGTCGATTGACTGATCAGAGACGCTGGGGGTGACATTGGAAGATCTTTCGAGCAAAGCCCGCTTATCTGAAGCAACGCCATACGGAGTGGCGAGTGCCCGGAGGTCGTTAGGCGTCTTAGCCTCGTCTAACATTTTCTCTATTTTAATAAAAAATTTATTATTTAGCGAGAGCCTTCTTTCTTTGTCATAATCTGCTTTGGCATCGACCGCCTTTTTTGTTTTCGATTGATCGGATTTTTCTCCGATTAATGCGAGATAATCAGAAACAGTAGACTGTGCGATGCCCAACTTTTTACCGATTTTGTGCTGGGACAGGCCGTCGTCCTTCAGCTTTTTGATCTTTTTTCCTATCGCAGCGGATACCATTCATTAAATCAATCCTTTTGAAATAGAGCCTTAGGCA